CCATGATCGGCATGGGCCTGATAGCTTTAATTATATTGCCCACATTCATAATTAATCCAGGTTCCGAAGGAACAGCAAAAATTCTTTTGTCTGGTTTACATTCAATGAAGGTTTGATTTAATTCTGGCGCCGCAGAAAATTCGCGTCCAAGATGCCAAAAATCGAAATCTGTTCGCATTAAGCCAGCTATCCTATTGGGCTTATACCTCATTTCATCGTATCTGCCCTGATAGCCGAAAATGGTAGCATTTTCAGCCTCGACTGCTGATGCGTATATTTCCTGCCTAGTTATTGCTTGTTCTGACAGATTTGCAAAGAGCGGATTATATAAATCATATCTCGTACGCCTTAACCATTGTCGATTTACGCCTTGCGAATATGCTGGTTTCGGTAACACGGACATTATACCCATGATTACGCCGAATTCATCGGCAGTATATGAGCCGACATACGTTTGATCGGCTGTTATACCATGTCCGGCCATATTACCCTGTGGGCTTTCCTCATCAGTGCTTCCCGTTTTAAGTACCTCAGACACAATAACCCGAGATTTTGACCCTCCAATATATTCGGGTCTCTGCAGTCTTTCATCTTTCGGAGATCGGCCATACATAGCCTGTAAGAATTCGGTGTACCGAACACCAGCGCGGGCATTCCGTTCCATGAATTTCTGAATTTGAAAAGCAAGTCGAAGATCGGCTACATCAAACGTGGTGGCCGATGATAAATCAACTTCATTTGCATCAAAAAATCCTTTTAGGTTATCTCTTTGAGTATCATTTGTCGTATACAATTTCTCAGACGCAGAACCGACCGCCACATTGGCGGTTATTGCTGACCCGTTATCGACGAAATCACTATCCTCCCATTCTGCACTTGTTAAACCAGTTACCGGTAAAGCGACCGGCGTACCGCGCTGTTGCCATGGTAAAGCTGACGTGAAATAGTCTTTTTCCCACGCCCGATAAAGCAACGTTGTATTATCTACTGAAACTTCATTTATTAAATTCTCATCACGATAGTACTCATTATATATCATGTTATACGCGCGTATAGGCCAGACATTTATACCCTGACCAGCTGGCAAAGTAATACCAATAGGCCAGCCCAAATAATCACGCAAACCACCAACGGAAGCGGCTGAGGTGTTTGATGGTATAGTTGACACATCGGTTCCATCCTTGCCGCCAGTGATAAAATCTTCCCAACCGGACCATAACAAACGGTAAGGTACAAAGAAATAATGTACAAATACATTAATTTCGTGCATCACCGGCGCAATTAATGGTTGCATCCTGGCTATAATTTGATTTCCAACCTTGAACGTATCACCGGGAACCATCTCTTCGTTTAATATAGGAATTAGTTGACCCATATCGCATGTTAACTTAACTTCATGCGAAAGATCAAAGACCGACCGACCGGGACGAGCGCCGCCCGTTCTCTTGAATAATGGGTTCATTTGTTTACCGCCTTTTCATCAAAATGAACAACGTTCAAAGCGTTTAAATCGTGTAAACCATCGGCAGGAACACCCAACGCAATGCTCTCAGGAGGAGTAAAAGGAACGAGCTTATTTGTTGCATGGTCAAAAGTTCCAATCTGAAGCAGTTGATATTCTTCAGGAGAAACCGAAGAATTTTTAAGAATTTCGCGATACTTACGCAATGCAACACCGACGTTTACCGCCTCAAAGATCGGACCGGACTCTTCAGCCACCCGATCATACACCACGAATAGACACATATTAGCCATCTTGCATCCTCCGCTTTCAATGTTTGCGGCGGACCTAAAGGTCCGTCGCTTTATATAATAAGTATACACCAAAAGGTGTCACTTGGCAACCCCTACCTATCTCTTTTATTAAAATCTTTTGCAAGTTTTAATTTAGCTAATACATTAAGGTTCTTTTGTCTTCGCTCTGCCGCTATTAGCGCTTGCGCTTCCAAATCGTTCGACGTCTGCTCAAAAATTCTCGCATTGTCTTCCTCATTTTTAGCTATAGCTTTAGCGGCAAATTCACGCTCAGTAAAACCTAGTATTTTTTTATAATAACGCGGAATTCCGACGTTTTTTCCATTAACGGTTATGCCAAGATTATCGTATATTTGTTCGCTATTTCTAATTGCGAACTGTTTACCAATTCCTAACGACTGCCGTTGGAATGGTGGATACAATCCCATTGATAAGTATTTAAGAGATTGTTTTTTTTGTATGTAGTTTCCAACGTATTTACAAGACTGGACTGTAACCGTTCCAGCATGTACTAGTCCTAATTTCCATGACTTTTTTACTATTTCAATATCATCTATTCCAATATTTAATATTATTGCGTGATAATGAGGTCGATCATTTTTTTCACCGTACTCACCACACGCAAAGTATTTCAGTTCCTCTTTTCGATTAAGATTTTTCCGTAATCTTTTAAAGAATTTTGTCAGAGCATCTTTATCAAGAGATCCATTTATAGGCTTATTTTCTTCAGAGTATGTAAGGGTTACAAATAAACCCTTACCGCCGTACTCATCTAATTGATGTAAGAGCCTTACGGCCCATTCTCTAGAGTGTGCCACTTTACACGCCGCACAACGGCCGCATGGTACATTCATACGGTAGAATTCCAACCATACAGGCCGCGTGCATTGCATAGCTCACTACAAGCGGATACCACCGCGTGAGCTGCCATATTTAGGGATACGACGACCCGTCCGACGACGACCCTTAGACTTGAATTTCTTATAACGCATTATTCCCCCTTTATCTTCGACATTAGGTCTTTCCAAGTATCGCCAACTAATGACGCACTTGATTTTACAAGATTACCGAGATTTTGACCCCACGCTTGATTACTTGGCTGTCCAAGCATTTCATATATATCATAGTTATGTTTTGCTTGCTTTACCGCTAATATTTTCGCGGCTAGTTCTTCTTGAGCTTTCGATAATTGCACTCCTTCCGCATCCCTGCGAACTTGAGCCAGATAAGGTATATAGTCAAGATTTAGTCTTGCTATTTCACCTTCGAGTTCTGCAATATCCTCTTTATGACCAGCCGTCTCAAGATTTACGCCGGTTAATTGTGATCTATAGAATTTTTCCCAGTGTTCATTCTCTGCATTTTTTGCCCAGTATTGTTTACCGGCTGTTATTTGTTCAATTTGCAAAGCTCTTTCTTGTTTCTGCAATTCAATTGCTTGAGTTTCAGCGTATGTTCTTTCGATATTTGCTTTTTGCTGCATAAGGTTTAATGCAGCTCCGATTTTATTGAATGATTGAACAGATTCCATTTGAGGGGCCTCTGTTCTTATTGGTGCTGAACTTTGCGCTTGTTGACCATAAGCAAGCAAAGGATTAAGGCCAGCCGCTTTTAGATCGGCCATTTTCCGTTGGGAAGCCGAATCCTCCCTTGCCCAGGCTTGCTGTTGCATAGCCTTTTGATAATCCACATTCTGCTGTTGAAACGCAAGATTCTTTTTTGCGATAGAGTAATCCATTGCCCCTTGGATTACACCGGATACACCCTGAATCGCACTTCCTAGACCTAATAGGTCCATGCTTACCCCCTTTAGGTGTCAGCGGGCTATATTATTATCGAGAGACAACAATATAGCCCACGGCGGCCTAGTCGGCCGCCTTTAGAGCCTTTTCAGGCCCTTTCTTGCTTTCGCCCGTACTTTGTACCGGCTCCGCTTTATCGGCCGCCTCAGCGGCCAATTTGGCCGCCTGAGCGGCCTTTTTTCGCGCGTCCTTTTCTTTCATACGACGCGCTAATTCTTTCCCGGCCTCAGATGCTTCCGCAAGATCAAGGCCGGGCTTTCTCGTTGGGTCGATATCCGCATCACCAACGCCATCAGGAAGATCGAAGTATTCCCGCCTAAAGGCTTGGAGACGTTCACCCGCGATCATCATTTGTTCGATCTGCGTTTTAGCATCGCGGTATCCGGCTTGTTCGGTAATCCGAACACCTCCGCCCGGTTCAGGATTCGAGTTATAACGCCAAGCGCTTGCAAAAATCATATGTATCCTCCTCAGTTATGGTCGATTAGTCCCGGCTCACCCATGATCGGCATGGGCCTGATAGCTTTAATTATATTGCCCACATTCATAATTAATCCAGGTTCCGAAGGAACAGCAAAAATTCTTTTGTCTGGTTTACATTCAATGAAGGTTTGATTTAA